GAGCAGCTAACTCGATGGCAGTTTGAGCAGCGTTCTTCGCGTTCTTATGTTATAGCGCGGAGCGCGTTATAAAAACGCTAAGGGAACCTAACCTACAACGGACCAAAATCGAGATCGAAATATCTCCTCTTTTAAAAAATTTTTGCCAGTATAAAATGCCCTCAAAGGTCGATATAGAATATCAGGATCAGTTCGGATATTGGAAACACTATCAGACTAAGTATCACGAACAGGATGCTTATAGGACTGCCAAGCAACGTGCCAAGTCTACTGGGAAAAGGCATAGGATTGTAAAGGATGGAATGATGGTAGATATCTGTGAACCGTAAGAATATAGATACTTTGGAGATACGGAGATTCTTATGAGAAAGAACACTCTATTTCACCTTTATAAAAGAAACAATAAAGGATACAATGTAATAGCATCGGCTATTACTCATGAAGAACTACAAGATAAACTCGATGAATTAAAAGAGTCTGATCTTTGGAATATTGATATTGTTCCTGTTCGCATAGGCGGAGAAACGTTACATCCTTATGAAGAAGTAAGTTACTAAAATCACATTCTTTATAAGTAATATTTGATATACACGAATAAAGCATATGTCACTAGATGTAGATCAATATGAAATTGAACTTCTAGTTGAAGCCATTCAGTATCGTATCGAAAATGATGAAACGTTCTTATTGAATACATGTTTAAAACAAGAACTGGAAGATCTATTAGGTAAGATTCAAGATGAATTCAACTTATGATGTTTATATCGGCAAGCATAAAATTATTAGTGCTTGCCGAAAAGAAGATCTTGAACACAAATTAGTTTTTGTGAAAGAGTACTTTGACTGGTATCAGGACGACGAGTTATCTAAAGAGAAACTGAAAATCGTTCCTACAGCACAGTCTAAATAAATCAACCACCACAGTTGTTGCACTGACTGAATTGCTGTGGTACAATATCACTGTCACTATTCAACGTTATGGCTAAAGGATTTACTGTTAAAGCAAACGCTCCTACTCCCAAGAAAGTCGAAGAAACTTTTAATCTCGATGAAGCACGCGAGATGATTCGCGGTAAGGCAATCGTCTTCTGTCTTCCTGGTCGTGGAGTATCCTATCAATTTCTGAAGAGTTTTGTACAACTCTGTTTCGATCTGGTACAGGCAGGTGCAAGTATTCAGATCTCTCAAGACTATTCCTCCATGGTGAACTTTGCACGTTGTAAGGTTCTGGGTGCTAATGTTCTCCGTGGTCCTGATCAGTTGCCTTGGGATGGCAAACTGAAGTACGATTACCAACTGTGGATCGACTCCGATATCGTTTTCGATACTGAGCGTTTCTACCGTCTGGTTGCAATGGATAAAGATATTGCATGTGGCTGGTATATGACTGAGGATGGAAAGACCACCTCGGTTGCTCACTGGCTGGAAGAAGATGACTTCGCGAAGAACGGTGGTGTCATGAACCACGAAACTGGTGAATCCATCTCTCGTCGTCGCAAGCCCTTCACCGTTGACTACACTGGTTTCGGTTGGGTCCTTATCAAGCACGGCGTGTTTGAGAACCCCGATCTCAAGTATCCCTGGTTTGCTCCTAAGATGCAAGTCTTCGAATCTGGTGATGTTCAAGACATGTGTGGTGAAGACGTTTCCTTCTGTCTGGATGCCAAAGAGTGTGGTTATGAGATCTGGTGTGATCCTACCATCCGCGTTGGTCACGAAAAGACCCGAGTCATCTGATTCTTATATTCTCGGCGGCGCGTTTCACAGCGCGTCGTCAACCCAAAAAAATCGCGAAAACCAACTTTAAGGACTAAATAATGGCTGTTAAAAAGATCTCTCGTTCAGGCAAACAGATCATTGAATCTCGCCCGAAGAAAACGAGACAGGGAGCTGGAAAGAATACTAAATATTCTGCTAGTTCCGCAAATGCGAAACGCAAACGTTACCGAGGTCAAGGACGATAACATGGCAGATTCCGATCCTAGAAAGTCTCCAAACGCAGAACCATCCCCAGCAGATGATGCACAAACATTCAACTATGTTGTAGGTGGTGGTAGACGCGAGGCTGCAAAGGCAGAACCAAGTCCCCATTCGCCTCTTGCAGCTGGTTGAATAGTGAAAACCCTTAAGTTTATATCGCAGGATCAGGAAATGGCTCTGATCCAAGAGATGACGTATAGAATTAAAATGTCAAAGATTGACATTCATCCTTCTAAAACGTGTTTCTTGATGGTCTCTCCTGACTATTCTGCGATAGTAACACAACATCTCTCCCATTCATTGTCTATGGATGGGGAGATTTTTCATATTGAGGCGGTAAATGTGCCGTTTCCCGATGAAGATAAGATCGATTATCAGATTGAATTTGCAGAAAGATTCGTCGATTGGTCGAGAAGATGGGAAAATTTTGTTTTAATTGAAGCTGGAGTTATCCGAGGAGGGAATTATACTTGGATTACACAGCAAATAGAGTTACTTTCCAATAAAAAATACTACACAGTCGCTCTTTGTGAGAACTCAAGCAGTAAGTTTAAGAGTGATTTTGTAAGTTTGTACTATAATGATCACATGGAAGACCTCCACTTCTGGTGGGAGCAGCCTAATAACCACTGGAAATGGTCCAATAAATAAAACGGAGATAGAAACCTCCTTAAAAGTTCTGCTTGCAGAACGTTTAGGAGAGATTTTATGTCGAACCATCCAGTTCCAGACTCTAATTCTGAGTATATGATGGAAAATTGGGGTACAAAATACCTCATCACAGACCCAAAAAGTGATCAATTGCTTCGTGAAGTTTCATACGACCACTTGAATGACATTAAGAGGCAGAATAAACTACACGAACAGATCCGAAATGATGAAGATTATGATGACTGGGAGTACGGCACTGAGCCTACTTACGGTCAAAGATGGAAAAAGTGATATAGATAGTAATTAAAGACGGGAAAATCCATGTCTAGGCACTTCGATGCTAGCAGAAAAACAAAAACTACTGCTGGCAAAAGCACGATTTCTAGATCTTTCAAGGATATTAGTCTATCTTTTCGTCGCCATCCAGTTACAAACGATATTACACCGTTAAAAAACGACGATGCGATTAAAAGATCGGTTATAAATCTTGTTAGAACTCGTGTGGGAGAACGATTTTTCCAACCAATCCTAGGTTCACAGATAGAAAATCAGATGTTTGAACTCCAAACACCTGAAGTTGCAGCATCTATCGAAGATGAAATTCGAATTTTGCTCGACAACTATGAACCTAGGGTTTCTACTACAGAGATTGTAGTAACATATCCAGAAGATTCTAATGAATTATTATGTTCTATTCGATATGACATCGTAGGATTGCCTTTTCCTACGCAAAATGTTGAGTTCCTCCTCCAGCCAACTAGACAATAATGGCGTTTAACCAATTTACAAACCTAGATTTCGATGGAATAAGGAATCAAATCAAGGATTACCTTAGGACAAACACGGATTTTTCGGATTTTGACTTCGAAGGGTCCAATTTTTCCATCTTAATCGATATTCTTGCGTATAATACTTACATTACTGCCTACAATACCAACATGGCAGTCAATGAAGTGTTTCTTGACAGCGCAACATTGCGTGAAAATGTTGTTTCCCTCGCTAGAAACATTGGTTATGTTCCAAGATCGTCTAGTTCTGCAGAGGCAGTAATCAATTTTACTGTAGATTTGGGAACAAATGACACTAGAACCGTTACTTTGAAGGCTGGAACCGTTGTTTTGGGTAATGTTCAGGGTGGAAATTACATTTTCTCTATTCCTGAAGACTTTGTTGTTGCAGTAAACGACCAAAACGTTGCTGTTTTTGATAATATCACTGTATATGAAGGAATTTACCTCACCAAACTCTTCAACGTCGATTATTCACTTCCAAATCAGCGTTATATTTTACCTAACTCGAACGTTGATGTCGAGTCTATCCGAGTTAGAGTAACATCCAGCACTTCTGAGGTCTATCAGAGGTACACAAACATCTTAAATGTCAATTCGACCTCTAAATTATTCCTCGTTCAAGAGATTGAAGACGAAAAATACGAGATTCTCTTCGGTGATAACATTCTCGGACAGAAACCACCCGCAAATTCCACAGTTAACGTAAGTTACATCGTTACAAATGGTTCCGATGGTAATGGTGCAGCTAACTTCTCCTTTGCTGGAATCTTAAAAGACGACCAAGGAGCAACAATTACCAGCGGTGTTTCTCTCGTCACTACGGTTCAACCTGCGGAGTCTGGTGATGATGTAGAATCTATCGACTCTATCAAGTATCTGGCGCCTCGTGTGTACGCAGCCCAGTACCGTGCCGTGACCGCTAACGACTATAAGAGTATAATCCCCCTCATCTACTCAAACGTCGAGACTGTGACCGCATATGGCGGGGAAGAACTCGATCCGCCAGAGTATGGTAAGGTATTCATTTCCATTAAACCCAAAAATGGAAGTTTCTTGTCTCAGATTACGAAAGATAGTATCTTGAGGCAATTAAAACAATATTCTATTGCTGGAATTAAACCAGAATTAGTCGATCTTCAATATCTCTATGTTGAAATCGATTCTTCTGTTTATTATAATGCTAATACAGTTGCAGATCCTGTTGGATTAAGAACAAAAGTTCTTAATACTCTTACGGCATATTCACAATCTGCAGATATCAATAGTTTTGGTGGAAGATTCAAATATTCCAAGGTTGTTGGTCTTATTGATGACTGCGATAAGGGCGTTACCTCTAATATTTCCAAAATTAAAATTAGAAGAGACTTGCTTCCTGAGTTTAATCAGTTTGCAACTTATGAATTGTGTTTTGGAAACAAATTCCACCAGAAGAGAACTGGGTATAGTGTCAAATCTTCTGGATTTAGTGTTGATGGTCTTGATGGCACCATTTATATCGGTGATGTTCCTACTTCCGCCACTAGGGGAAGAGTTGTATTCTTCAGATTAGAGAACAATCTCCCAATTGTAGTTAAAAATGACGCTGGAATTATCAAGTATGACGAAGGCGAGGTTCTTTTAGATGTGGTAAATATAGTAGGTACTTCTTTGGCCTCTGGAGTCATTCAGATTGAAGCAGTTCCTGATTCGAATGACATTATTGCGTTGAAAGATTTGTATTTACAGGTTGATGTTGGTAACAGTAGAGTTTCTGTTATTCAAGACGTTGTTACATCTGGTGAAAATACATCTGCTACACAATATATCACAACTTCCAGTTTCCTCAACGGATCGTATACTAGATAAATGGATCAAACCAGAGCCGAGATCAAGAGAGTCAAGTTTAGCCACGTTGTTGAGTCTCAGATTCCTGAATTTTTAAATGAAGACTCTCCGTTTTTCAAAGAATTCTTAAATCAGTATTACCAATCGGTTGAACATCAATCGGGTACGGTAGATCTTGCTGTAAATTTGCCAAATTATAGGCAAATTACTGCTTTTAATAGAGAATCCCTCATTCCATATACGGTTCTTACCGAGTCTGCGACTGCTGGTGATTCTAGAATTAAAGTTTTATCCACAACAGGTTGGCCTGACAAATATGGGCTCCTAAAGATCGATAATGAAATTATTACATATACGAGGAAGATTGAAAACCAGGTAATTGCTGCAAGAATTGGTAATTACGATCTTCAGTCGAATATTATTTTGATGAGTGACACATCGGGTATCGAACCTGGTATGTCAATCACTGCTGGCACCGATTTTCCAGTTGGAACTATTGTTGCTGCTGTTGAACCAAATCAGTTTATCTATGCAAGTCAAAAATCTCTTGCAGTTGGTGCAAATTCACCAGTTGTTATCGTTCTGAATGCTTTTGAGGACTGTTTTAGAGGTTTTTCTGGAATTGATCAAATTTCGCAAGATGTTGAGTCGGAATTTCTTCAATTTTCTTTTACCGAGTCTGATGAACATACAATCGGTACAGTCGAAAGTCCAAAATATGTCTTTAATTTAAGTAATCTATTCTTACAAGAGTTTTTTACTAAATTTAAGTCCGAATTTTTGCCAGGATTTGAAAATAGAACTTTTGTTGAGGGTGTAAACCTTGCAAATATTCTTTCTCGAGCAAAAGACTTCTATAAAGCAAAAGGCACAGATACATCTTATATAGTGCTGTTCAAACTTCTGTATGGACAGGATATTGATGTAATTAAACCTTCGGAATTTACTCTTATTCCATCTTCGAACAATTATTTTAAAACTCGTAATGTTTTAGTTGAAAAATTGTTTGGTGGAGATGCAATTCAAACAAAAGGCAACTTTTTAAGTCAAAATTTGTCTGGAATTGGTACTGTTAGTGCGTCAATCTATAATATCGAATATAGACCGATTAATGGCAAAGATTTTTATGAAATCTCTTTAGACTCTACATCTTTTACTGGTAATTTTGAAGTTCCTGGTAAAACAAAGGTTCTTGAGGCAGTTACACAGAATTCTGATAATATTCTTGTAGATTCTACTATTGGATTTGGTCAGACTGGATCTCTTCTTGTCAAACCAACGCCAATTTCCGATTTTATTACGGTTCAGTATACTGACAAAACTAGTAATCAGTTTTTGGGTGTTAGTGGCATCACTACCAATCTTTTGTTTGGTGCAGACGTTTCTGAGGATAAACTTGCATTTGCATATGCTGGACTTGGGCAAACATCTCTTGTCCAATTCCGATTTGTAAATGTTATTAATGATGTAGACTTTAGTCAAACATCTAATGTTAGAGTAGATGATACTTTAAGTCTATCTTCTTTCGGATTCAATCTTGGAGATGACGCCAAGTTCTCTAGTTGGATCTATAATATTCCAACTAAACACGTTATTAAAAATCTAACCCAACAAAACGTAAATACGTTTAGAGTTGAGTTGTATGACTCTATTATTTTCTTCGTTGATGAAACACTATTTCTGATTAACGCGAGGGGCGAAAGAGTAAGTGCCGTTGTAAAAGACATTGAGTTTCCAACAGGAACTGAAACTGAAAGGGCATCCAATAAAATTATTGTCCAGACTTCTGGTACAATCCCTTCCAATATCAATAGAGTAGAAAAGATTATCGTTAAGGCATCTCACAATGGTGATTATTTCCCAGGTTTGAGTAATGTTCCTGTGGGTATCCAAAACACATATTTGGATGTAAATGAAGAATTTTTCTATGTCACTGCTGGTGGTGTACCAAACTATCCTATTTTTGCGACTGATAATAAAGTATTTGTAAAAACCGATTCCCCCCAATCTGGGACTACTGGAGGACTAACAAATATTATTAGATCTGTAGACCCACTCAGCCCAACAGTTCCATTTAGACATAACTTTGTTACTGGTGATAAGATTTATTGGAATAATACTACGAATAGTGGATTGGCCACGGGTGTTTATTTTGTAACTAATATCAACGACTTTGACTTCAGATTATCTTATAGTGCATCTGATGTTTTTGCCGAACAATATATTAATATAAATCGTGGACTTGCGGGACAGTATATCTACAAGAGTGGATGGGAAAATAAGAATGCAAAGAACCAAAAACTTTTAAGAAAATTCCCATTCACTAAACAAGAAACTTATTTTGATAATGAATCAGAAAGAAGCACTGCAAACAGGGCAGTTGGTATTCTTGTTAATGGTGTAGAACTTTATCCATCTTCTGTTTTTGACGAAGAAATTTTCTTCGGTAAGATTAATTCTATTGAAGTAACAAATCCTGGTAGTGGATATGACGTTATCAATGGACCACCACTGGTCATTAAGGATCAGACTGGAAATGGTGCCGTTGCATATGCAAATATCACAGGTTCTTTCCAAGAAGTCAAACTAATTAGTCCTGGTATTGGATACCAAGAAAAACCAAAGATTACTGTTTCTGGTGGTAATGGAAAAGGTGCTGTTCTTGAGTCAAACTTTGTAAAGGGTAGGATCGTTTCTTCCTTCAAGGCAGATGGAACGGGTGTTAATGTTGCTTCCGATACTATTGACTTCCCCAATCCACATAACTTTGAACTTGGTGAGGAAATTATCTATGAATCCAGAGGAAACCCAAACGTTGGTGGTATTGTAGATCAATCGAGTTATTATGCGAGACCAGTTGATGCTCTTACTATTTCTTTGCATTCTACTAGACAAGATGCAATTACTGGTATCAATACCGTTAATATTGGATCGGTAAGTAATGGTTTCCATGCCTTTAAAACACTTAAGGGCAAGAATACTATTACCAGAATTTACGTTAAGAATCCTGGTGAAGGATACTCTAATAAACAAATTAGAGTTCCTGCCAGACCAACCGAAGGTGACATTCAGAGTGGTATCAGTACATCTGATAATTACTTCTATGCACCTAACCACTCTTTTAAGAGTGGCGAAATTGTAAGATATGAATCTACTTCTATTTCTGCAACTGG